TGACGACCACCGTCACCTTCCGATCACGACGAAGTTCTTCCCCTCGGCGAGGTCGTAGCGGTCGGCGCGGAAGGTGACGGTGGTCGTCAGGATCAGGCCCTCGGCGATCAAGCGCTGGAGGCGCGAGAACGGGATGACGATGTCGTAGATGATCCGGGGAACGCCGTGAAGCGTCCGGAGCCGGTCCGCCTCCGCCTGCGCCGCCGCCGCTTCGAGGAGAAGCGTCTGAATCCGCAGCTCTTCCGCCGTCCGCCACTTGGTGAGGATCGCGGCGTTCGAGGAGGTCGCCGCGCGGAACTCGCGCTTCAACCACTCGCGCCGCGCCGTCGAAAGGGTCGCCGGAAGGCCGTCATCCTGAACGGTGTAGTTCTTCGTGTGCTCTAGCGTGACGGCCCAAGCCGGGACCGCGTTGTCAGTCGGCGAGCGGCGGACCGGCTCTTCGAGGAGTTCTGCCTCGTCGATGGTCGCGAGGCTCGTCGGCAGCGGCGCGCGAAGGACGCCGAGCCGGAGGACGCCGCTCGGCGCGTGCGCATACCAGACGGAGCCGCCGGCCGCGATCAAGTCCATCGCGTCGCGGAAGGTCTCGCCATTGTTGAGCCAGATGCCGGTCTCGTAAGGCGCGACGTTGTCGAGCGCGGCGAGGTCGGCGTCGGTCTGCTCGTCGAGGTTCGAGCGCGTGACGCCGACAAAGATCGCCGAGCCGCCGCCAAGGAAGCCCGCCGCCCGGCCGATAGTCCCGAGGCCGACGCCGGAGGCCGTCAGGAGACCGGAGCCGGCCGCCGAGAGAGGCGAGGCCTTGGTCGCCGCAGAGGCGGCCGCGAGGTCGCCGGAGCCGGCGGCCGTCAGCGCCGCGCCGATGGTCCGCGCGGCCGTAAACGCCGCAGCGCCGGAGCCGCCAGCGCCGACGACGGCCGGCGTCGCGCCTTCCATCTCGAAGATGACCGCGCGCCCGGCGACCGACTTCCACATCCCTTGGCCGTCGTGACCGATGGGGGTCAGGTCGTCGTAGTAGCAGAGCGTCACCGGGGCGTGGTTATTCCCCGGATAGCGGAGGTCCATATACTGCTTGAACCGCTCCGAGCGGTCGCGGCGGTTGAGACCCTGGAGGTTCGCCTCGTCGCCCGCGTCGAAGTCTTCGCCGCTGTTGAGCGTGTCGCCGGCCCCGGTGACGAGCACCTGACGGCGCGTCTGGAACCACGCCCGCTTCTCGGCGTCGGTCGTCGAGTCGATGTAGCCGTTCCGCGTCCCGGCGAGGCCCCAGCGGTAGTCGTTATACGTCGGCACGCCGGAGGGGATGACGACGCTCGTCACCGGAGCGCCGAGCGGCGAGACCGGATTCGGCCGATACTCGTCCGGATAGCAGAAGGACGAGGGGTTCATCGGGACGTAGCGCATCGGCACGCCGCCCATCGCCGGAGAGCCGTCGATCCGGTTGCAGAGCGCGTAGCGCGTCGCGAACTGGCCGCCGGCCGAGTGGCCGCAAATCGTCACCTGGGAGAGGCTCGGGAAGACGCCGCTCGCGACGATGTTCTTCAGGATGTCGTCGAGGCAGTCCCAGGACGAGTAGCGGTTGCCCGAGTTCGTGTTCGTCGAGAGCGAGCCGAGCCGCCAGCCGGTCGTCTCCCACCACAGGTCGGTGTTGACCCAAGGAATCTGCTCGGGGTCGACCGAGGCGCTCGTCGAGTTGTTGTCGCGGAAGTAGGGCGTGATGATCGCGACGGAGCCGTGGACGCCTTCGAGCGTCGCCGCGTCGACCGCTGCTTGGTGATACTCGCCAGCGTTCCGGTTGTTTCCGTGGATACAGACGACGACGTGCGTGATCGCATTGTTGACGACGTTCAGCGGCTTCGAGAGGTAGCAGGCGACCGTCGCTTGGGCGACCGGACTCGCGAGCGTCTTGTTGACCTGAACGCGGACCGGAGGAGCCGGCAGAGGAAGCGCGACGACGGCCAGCGAGCCTTGGCCGCTCGCCGTCAGAGTCGCCGGGTAGGTTCCCTGCGATCCGGCGTTGAGCGCGCCGACGCCTGCCGAGGCGAAAGCGGAAGCCTTGGTCGCCGCCGAGCGGAAGTCGGCGACGCCAGCGCCGGCCATCGCGACCGGACCCTCGGTCGAGAGCGCGACGCCGAGGTCGAGCGCCCAGGTCGTCGAGTCCGACCGAACGCCGCCGGAGCCCGTTCCGCTGACGCGCCGACGTTCGAGGAAGATCGTCTCGGCCGCCGCTGATCCGTCGCGGACCCACACGTCGGCGCAGGGATCGCCGCCCTCGGTGTTCGTCGCGACGACCGGCCGCGTGATCGAGTCGCCGCGCTGGACGCCGTTGTCGAGCATCCGGACGCCGTAGGAGGAGCCGGCGTCGGTTCCGACTTGCGACCAGAAGGCCGCGAGGACGACCTTGTGATCCGCGCCGAAGGCGTGGTCGGAGTCGGAGCCGGCGGCAAGCGTGACGTTCGCCGTTCCCGCGCCGGTCGACGTGTTCGAGGTCGCGACCGCGAACGGAAGGTCCGTCTCGGGGATCGCGAGAATCCAGCGGTCGCGGACCGTCAGCGTGCCGGAGGCGCGGGCGGAGGATCGCGCCGCCTTGAGCGTGAACGTCGCCGCTCCGGTGAAGGCCGCGACTTCCTTCGCCCACGGCCTCGGCACACGCTCGTTCGCGTGGCGCGGCGTCCAGCCGATGTCGCCGGAGGTAGTGTCGATCCCGTCGTCGAGCCGGATGTCGCCGGAGCCGGCCGTCGTCGAGTTGTCGAAGGTCGCGCCACCCCACAGGAGCCAGCGGACTCCGTTGCCCTGCGCGATGTTGAGGGTCTCGACGATGTTGTCGCCGGTTCCGGAGGCGATGGGGAAGGCGGCCGGCGTCTCGCTCCACTGGGCGGAGGCCGGCAGCTCGAAGCAGGCGATGACGAGGTTCCGAGCGCGGGCGGTCGCGCCGGCCGTGGTCGGCCGAATCCGGAGCCTGAAGTTCTTGAGCGTGCCGTCTCCGGTGACGAAGAAGACGTTCCCGCGCCGGGGATATTCGCTCGCCGCCGCGCCGCTGACGACGCCGACCTCGAAGGGTCGGTAGACGTTGGCGTCCTCGTCGTAAATCTCGCCCTGGACGCGCTGCGCCGCGTCGGAGATCGAGACCTCGACGGCGAAGAAGACGGCGTAGGTCTTGCCGGTCTTGAGCGTCTTCGAGAGGCCGGTCCCCACGTCGGCGTAAGTGCCGAGCGCGTTCGTGACCTCTGCGGCGTGGTGGAACTGGCCGTAGTCGAGCGGCAACTCTCAGCCTCCTACGGCGAGCGCGCGGCGAAGCCGCCGGAGCCGAAGGCCGTCAGAACGGCCGGGCCGCTGGAGAGTGCCGGAACCGGCTCCGGATCGCTACGCTCGAAGTTGCTGGCGAGGATGATGAGCGTCCGGAGACAGGCAGCGATGGTCCGCGCCGAGAGGATCGTCCCGGCGTGCGCGTCGCAAGTGACGGTCCCCTCGGGAGCGTCCGAGAGGCGGAACATCCCCTCGGCGAAGCACGTCGCGTAGGTCAGCGAGCCGGGGACGAGCGCGGCGGCGGCGAGCTGCTCCTTCGTCGGGTAGTTCGAGCCGCGCGTCCACGCCGCGCCGTCGATGTAGACGGCCGTCACGTCCGAGATCGCGAGGTAGCTGACCTGATAGACGAGCTTCGACGTGTTGACGCACGGCGGGGCGAAGTTGCGCGCGCCGCCGATCAGCAGCGGCTTGAGCTGGCCCATGATGTCGTCGGGAGTTCCCTCGAAGCCGTCCGGCAGGACGTTGGTCCCGGCGTAGCGCCGGCTCTGGACCGTCCGGTCGAAGATCGCCGCCGCGTCGCGGAGTCGGATCGTCAGCGTCTCGTAGTCGCCGAACGCGACGCCGGCAGTGCCGACGAGAACCGGCGTGAAGGAGTCGTAGCTCTGGCCGGCGAGCCCGGCGCGGACGACGACCGGCCGACCGTCGAACGAGAAACCGCCCATCTCGTCGAGACCGCCGTCCGTGTTGATCAGGACGATGTCGCCGGCTTCGAGCGCAGAGCCGCCGCTCGTCCGGCCGTCGGCGAAGACGAAGAGGCCGATGTCGCCAGGGTCCGAGAGGCGCGGCGAGAAGTTGATGTCGGCCGGCGTGTCGTTCGGGCCGCTCTGGAAGGCGTCTGTCGAGAAGTAGAAGCTCTGCTCGTCGCCAGCGTCATTGATCGCCGCGCGCAGTTCGACCGTGAAGATCACTTCGCACCCGCCGCTCGCTGCGAGTCCTTGAGCTTGGTCAGCGCCTTGCGCTGCGAGCGCTGCTCGGCGACGACCTCGCGGTGCATCTCGGCGTTGTGCGCCGTCTGGACGCGAAGCTCCGTCACCACGTCGCCGACGACGACCTTCAGCTCGCGAAGCTCGTTCACGACCTCGAAGTTATCGTTTCGCGCGACGCCGCGCAGAATCTCGTTCGGGACGACCTGGGTGCCGCCGGGGAGGTCGATCAGCTCCGGTCCTCGCTCGCCGACCAGCGAGACGCCGTTCGAGGAGAACCCGGTTCCGCGCGCGTACTGCCGGCCCTCGCTCCGACCGAACGTCTCGAAGTGCCAGCGGGCAAAGTCCTCGGCGGAGTTGATACCAAGCGACTTCAGGTGGTTGATCGACTTCTCATCGCGCGTCGACTCGCGGACGTAACCCTGGAGAACATCCGGATAGCGGCTCAGGTAGGCTTGCGCTTGGGCGTCCGCGCCTCCGGCTCCTCCGCCACCAAGCGCCGGACCGAGGCCGTTGATCGCGTCGATGATCCCCTGAAGGAGTCCGAGCTGCGCGGCCTTGTATGCCTCCTCCGCCGCTGCGAGTTCGGCCTCGGCGGCTTCCAGTTCCTTGATCGCCTCCTCGACCGACATCGTCGCCTCTTGGATGCCGAGCGCGGCGTTCACCTGTTCTTGCAGGCGTAGGTTGGCGCGTTCGAGCGCGTCGACGGTTCGGTCGGCGGCGGTCGCGGTCTGCCGGGCGAAAGCCGCGCCCTTGTCGACGGCCGAGCGGACCCGTTCGAGGTCTTGCATGTAGCCGAGCGACTGACCGTAGTAGGCCTTCGACGCTTCGAGGAGCGCCTCGGACGCCGGCTGGAGCTGGCCGAGCGAGGTCTCGTCCGTCCGGCCTTCGAGCGAGGCGAACTTCGTCAACGCTTGTTGATAGGCCGCTTCCGGAGAGAGCATCCCGACGCCGGGGCCGCGCAGCGTCGCGCCGTAGCGTTCGAGGTTGTCGGCGAGCTGACCGAACCGGCGAGCGAGTTCGGCCGCCGCTTGCGCCGCCGCGTTGTTCGCGGCCGTCTCGCGGGCGAGAGCCGCTTGTAGGGCCGCCTGCGCCGCCGCCACCCGTTGCTGAGCAGCCGAGTAACGCGCCGACGCGGCCTGGAACGGCGTGAAGGTCATCGAGCTAGCCGCGCCTTGGACCTGCTGGATGTAGCCGATGACCTGCATGAAGGCCGGGCCGAGCTGCATTAGCGCCGAGAACATATCTCGGCCGGCGACGGTCGTCCGGTCGATGGAGTCGACAAGCGCCTTGAACTCCTGCGCGGTTTGCGGAGCGGCGACGCCGAGCTTCTTGAAGGCCTGACCGATCTCGTTCGCCGAGGTCAGGAGGCGCTCCTCCTCGGATAGGAAGAGCTGGCCGTAGGCGGCGGTCGCCTCCTTCTCCTGCTTGAGCAGCATCAGCCGCTCGGCGAGCGCGCGGTTCGCCGGGTCGATCTGTTCGAGTTCGGCCGCGCGCGACTTCGTGATCGCTCCGAGGAGGTCGCCTTCCTCGACGAGGAGGGCGATCTCGATCTCGCGGCGCTGGGCGGCGACTTGGCGCGCGCGCTCCTCCGCCGCCTCGCGGCGCTGGCGTTCCTCTTCCCGCTTCTGACGACTCGACCCGATGAGCGAGGAGATGCCGCCGATGATGCCGCCGATCACGGCTCCGACGGGACCGAAGGCGGAGCCGGCCATCGCGCCGCCGGCCGCGCCGCTGATGAAGCCGCCGACCCGGCCGCCGACCGCCTGACCGACGACCTGACCGACGCCGGCAATCGCGCCGATCTTCTCGCCGCTCGTCATCTTCCCCCAGTTCTTCCGGAGGTCGATCAGGACGCGGACCGCCGAGGAGACGGCGTCCCAAAGCGAGGCCCAGTCGCGGTTCTTGAAGGCGTCGACGATCCGGCCGAGTTCGCTCTCGACTTGGCGGTAGACCTCCGCGCCCCGGTTGCGGCGCTCCTCCTCGACGCGGCGGCGGACGATGTCGGCTTCGAGTTCTCGCTCCTGGGCGACGGCCTCGGCTTGGTCGCGAGCGTCCTTCGAGTGCTTCAGGTGCTCGATCTCGGCGCGGCGCTTCTGGACCGCGATCTCCCAGAGCTGATCCTCGATCATCCGCTGAGAGACGACCGAGTCGGCGACGGCGAGCTGCTGTTCGAGAACGTGCGCGTCGGCGTCGAGCCGGCGCTGAGAGATGTCGAACTCGCGCTCGCGGACCGCCTTGTCGCGCTCCGTGATGATCGCCTTCTCCTTCAGGCCTTGCGTCTCGGCCTGGATCGCTTCGAGCTTCTCAAGCTGCTTTCCCAGCTCGGCCTTCGCCGTCGCCGTCAGCTTCTCGTCGTTCTCGATCTTCTCGCGGCGCGCGGCGTTCTCCGCCTTCTGGACCTCGAACTGAGCCCGGCTGATCCGAAGCTCGATCTCGGCGCGCTCCTCGATGCTCGTCGCCAGGGCGAGTTGCGCTTGCAGCTCCGCGACCTTCGCGGCCTCGATCTGCTTGTTCAGCTCGGCCATCCGCTCCTGAAAGCGGTTCTCCATGTCCTCCGCCGACGGACCCTCGCGACCCTTCCGTCCGGCTCCGCCTCCCCGCGCGTCGCCGGCCTCCTTCTTGAAGCGCTCCTTCACCACGTCTTCGAGGTTCTGAGCGAAGCGGTCGTTCCAGCGCTCGCGCAGGCGGCCGGTCGTCGCCGCCGCGCGCTCGCGGGCGTCCTCGGTCGCCGCGCGAGTCGCCGCGCCGGAGCCGGCGAGCGTGTTCTCGATCCGGCCGAACTGGACGCCGCCCATCGTCGCGATCCCCGGAATCCCCAGAAGGCCGCGCGTCGCCGCCGTCGCGTTGTTCGCCATCGTGATCAGCTTGTTGATCCCTTCGATGGCGCGGTTGACCATCGACTCGATGGCCTGGATCGTCGAGTTCGCGGCGTTGATCGCCGCCTCGCCGATGGCCTTCGGCAGG